CCGACAGACCTGTGCCAGACATTCCGGATTTTCTAATGTCTAGGGGGTTTCTAGAACCCTCTATGGCATATGGAACGATTGCGGGACCACCTAGTCCTACGATGGCATTAGTAGCACCTCTGAAGGGATTCTACGGGGAGAAATATTTTTATGACGCCGAGTACATCTATGCGTCATATTATAGGAATTCACCGACATTAGATCCTATTGATGGGAGTATAGTGCCAAACGCGCCGATCACCGAGCAGAATCGTTTAACATCTGTAAGTTTATTAGAAGGCAGAAAGATCTTACCATTTTCTGATGTACCAGAAGGTATTGAGAAGATTACTGATGATATTTTTCCAAGTCCTGGATTTAGTTTACAACTTGACCAACTAGCACCATTTGATCCTGCAAGTGTCTTAACGTATGGTAATGATTATTTGCAAGCATTAGTGCCAGAGATTAGTAGTTGGACAAAATGGAAACCAAGTTTCATTGAAATCATGAATTACAACTATACATTAATTGTAACTCATACATGTCCACCATTTGTGACAATATTTGCTGGTAGTATGTTAGTGCAAAATAATTGGACTCCTGCTGCAAACCGATTATCATACTACATAGGACTACAGAACGGATTCTTGGATGTAGACGATGCAAACCCTTAGACCAATGTCAAGATTAGCAGACATCACAACAGGACATGGATGTTATGCACCAAGTGTAGGCGTTACAGCATCTGCTAATGTCTTGATCAACGGATTGCCTGCTCATAAGGTTGGAGACACCTTCACGCCGCATACATGTGGTTCTGACGTGCATGGTGATGTAGCGTCAGTAGGTTCAACGAAAGTGATTATTAATGGAACTGGTGCGATGAGACTTGGTGATGTGTTGGCACCTGGTGGTGCATTAATGGCAGAAGCATCATGGACAGTATTTGCAGCATAGCAGTTATGTGCTATAATACAAGGGTCAAACGATAAAAAGCAATGGCAAAGAGCAGAGTTGGACTATCAGGTGCAGACACAATTGAGTCTAGACCAAAGCGCACTCGTCAAGGACGTGGTAAGCATACGAAGTACACTGCTACATCACGTAATGGTGCTAAGAAGCGTTACAGAGGACAAGGTAGGGGATGAATTTAATTTGCAATCTTCCTGCTAAGAAAGTATGGGTTCGTAGGGAATACTTACGAGATCATCAAGACGGACATGGGGAGTTTGTTGAAGGCATCTGGGTATGTGCGAAAAGCATACCTGGACGTGCTTTTTATTTTGAGACATACTTACCAACATATGGGGCGATGTATGACAAACTTCCGATTAGTGCGTTTGTACGATCCCCCGAAACCCCAGTCATAGACATGAGTTTGGAGAATCTACAATTCTGGAATTGTATGGATTATGGTGTCATGGCAATCAATAAAGGATTTGTCTCATCAATGGACTGTGAGGTCTTTACTAGAGATCATGGTCTGATGAGAGGACAGTATTTGTTTACACTTGATAACTACCATGCAAACCCGGATGTAATAGATAATAATGTAAGTGAGGTGCCACAAGAGCACAAATCGCATAATTGTATTGCGTTAAACAATGGTCAGTATGCATTGTATCCTAATAACAGGATGCGTCTGTATGACCTCTCTATTACCCCAGAGGAACCCAAGTTCCCTGACTTTAAAGTATCTACCATAGAATACCAAGTAGAGGCAGGAATCGACTGGGGACGCCTAGGAGACACCGATGATTATTTTTGGCAAACACAACAGGAGAAACAAAATGGGACACCCTAACCACTTAGACGGATCAGTTGACAAAGGTGAAGACTTTGTTAATGAAGGTATGACACTCATCACCGAGACTGATAGTGATAAGTATTTGAACATGTCTGCGAAGCGTAATCGTAACAAAGCAAAGAATGAAGAGATCTATGATTCTCAAGAATGGGCGGATGGATTCGTTGGTAAGTGATAAATAGTAACAGCCTACTGCTGTGTCTAGATGCCGACCTTTCAGACATTTAAAGATCTGAGTATTACCTTTAAGAAACATCCTGTAAGTGATGATTTAGTAACGGTAAAAGATAAGGCAGCTATCGTTCAATCGATTACTGCCTTACTTCTTACTAGGAAGGGAGAAAGACCATTTCAACCTGAATTAGGTTGTGATATTCAAAACATATTATTTGAACCATTAGATTATGGTAGTGCTGGTATTCTCAGATCAGAGATCGCAGATGTATTAAATCGTTACGAACCACGAATTCGTGTTAATACTATCAACTGTGTACCAGATGATATGAATAATGGATATGAAGTTGAATTATCGTATACGATCGTAGGTAGAGACGATACACCAGTAGCAGTAGAATTCTTCTTAGAGCGCACACGATAATGCCATATACTCAGGTTGCTAATTTAGACTTTGAAGATATCAAAGTTGCTCTGAAGGAATATATCAGGGCACAGTCAGATTTTACTGACTATGATTTTGATGGATCGGTTCTA